CTAGGCACCACGGTGAGCCCCGATACTCCCAGCGACAACGAGAACAATAACAACAATAATAATAACAGCGAGGGTTTCCAGGACACCCCGTCCCCCATGCCGTTCGCCGCCGCCTCGACGCCGTCCAACTGCTATCCTAAGAACCAGCTTGCGCCGCAGGAGCTCCTGCCCAATGACCCTAACTCGAAGTGGGCGCAGGTGAACCCCCAGGGTGCAGGTGATATTGCGGGCAAGAACTTCTTGAACGCCGGTGCGCTCATCGGTGTCAACACGGTCGGTCAGTCCCTCCGTAACGCCTCTTGGGATCTGCGATCGGAGCCGCCGAACCCGCAGGTGAACGTGAGCCCTTGGCTCAACAGCACCATCGAGCCCGATGTCAACCGCCGTGTGCTGGAGATTGCGTAAATATCTCCATCCCCGTCTTTTTGAAAAAGTTAATAGATTTATCTCTTTCAAATACCACCCCCCAATACAATTTACTTAATTTTTTGTATAATTCTATGCTGATAACCAGTTGTTTCCAGAACTTTCAATTCTTTATAATCTCCAAATGATAAAAATAGATTTAGATACGAATTTATATTTTCGTGGTGCGTATCATCCACAATAATTATGCCGTTTATTTTCACAAGAATATCTGCATTTTTAATGTCATTTATGATACATTCATCAGAATGTCCACCATCTACGTGAACTACATCATAATATCCAATGAGTGATTTGTTTGCCTCGATCCATTTGGGCACAGTAATGATGGAATCACCTTCTACATATTCAAAACGAACGTGGGGAAACTTGGATTGAATATAGTTTACACACGGTTTCGTATAGGCGTGATGCCCTATATCAAAAACGGTAAAATCAATGGGAGTCTTCTCACGTCCAAGTACCAGCAACATGGATGAATGTCCCGCATTAAATCCAATTTCGCAAATACGAGTCGCCGCCTGTTTACCACACCAATACAAATTTAGCTGTTTTGTATACAAGTCTCGATAGATATAGAAAGTCCCACTATGATAAAATGCATTACCTTCTAATGGTGTGCCACTATGTGTAACAATTTGTACTACATCGTTTAATATGGTGTTTATTTCACCAGAATGTGATTCGTATTCGTCTGATAAATGCTGCGCATTGAATGCCGACATTGTTTGTTTATAATTATACAAAAAATAAGCCTTAAATAATACCAGTCCCGGTACACCACCTATATATACAAATCTGACGTAGGAATGATGATAGGCGGACCACCCATACGCACCAACGCCTGGTAGAATGAAATGGCATTCGTATACCGTCCATCTGCATCTACACAAGTCACAACAGTCGCCACTGCTACACCGCCACTAGGTTGCCAGTTCTGCCGAAGAGCAGCCATCACCTTTGCCGTAAGCACATCTGGTGATTCCGCATACAGCACCATATACTCCATTTACTATTGTTAGAAATACAGAAGTATAAGCACCAACTTCAATTTTGAACATATAAAGTAAGGAAGAGCCATATGAACGATTCCATCCTCCCTTGGGCTTTCATGGCGGGCGTAGTAGGTCTAGGCTACGCTGGACTTTCTATGAAGGACTCAAAGTATCCTGTAGCACTTACCAAATCCACGGTGGACGGCGAAATGTATCTTGTCCGTAATCTTCCCGATAAACAGGACGCAGCGGATCGCCTTGCCCGTGTGCGAGGACGCCTTCTCAAACTTCGCGAATATTTGAAGAACAAATATTATGATAAAAAGTTCGTGAAACAAATGATTGATAATTTTGACTGCTCGGCACAGCGGTTCAGCGAATCAACACCCGATGCACAGTATACATCGTACTCGGTAAATAAGGGTGAACAGATTTTTATGTGCCTAAGGCAGCGTGATACGCAGGAACGACTTGTACAAGAGAATATTATTGTATTTGTTGCACTACACGAAATGAGCCACGTTGGCACAAGCAGTATTGGACATACACCAGAGTTTTGGAATCACTTTGCGTGGCTATTACAACAGGCGGAAGCGACAGGTGTCTACGAATATACAAATTTCGCAGCACATCCTGTTGAATACTGCGGCGTCCATATTACGGATTCACCGAAATATAAGGAGACTGTGGATGATGGTTTACACGATTAGACCTAAGAATTCAAAACACAAACCACAGTAGCAATGGACATAATAGAACCGTCCCGGTTGCCTTCATTAGGACCACGGGCGATTACGATACTTTCCCATTTGGATGAGAGTCGTATCGTAAAATTAGATGACCCGCGATTGAACGCTGTTTTTCCGTTTGAGACGCTGTTTAGCCTAAAACAGCGTATTGCGGCGATACTAGGAACAACACCGCCGAACCAACTGTTTATTGCTGTGGAAACAACGGCAAATTATTTCAAGCCGTTGGAGTTCAGTTGGCCATTCCTCCCCTCTGAGGGATTACCTAATCCCCACGATCCGTCAATCATACGACAGCCAGATAGCCGTATTTATGAAGATGACGCAAAGAAACCGGTATTTCCAACAATTTACAGTGGAATAACACTTGAAAACACACTAGTTACGGCACCTACGGTTCACGTATGGACGCTGGAATCGCTTTTACAACCGGACCAACCAGTAACAGAGCCTTTATTTGAAGGATTTATCAAACTCTATTTTCCGCAACTGAGAGAGACTCCGAAATCTCTACGAATGGCGCCCGCTTCATTACAAACTCTTAACGAGTATCGTAATTATATTGATAAGCGTCTAGTCCGATTAGAGAAGGGTGTGGTATCGGCAATCGTACAGGAAGCCGAGATTCCTGAGCTTACACGATTGTATATTTATAAATCTATTTTGCCGAAAGCGGCAAATTATACGGCATCGCTCTTAGAATTAAAGTTTTACGAAATGGTGCCGACACCTTCAAAACCTTTTTTACGATATTTTTCCGCTAACGACCGTATACCATCGATTATAAAGGTAGCAACAAATAAGGACGGAAAACCCTATATAGAAAATGAGAAACTATTGGATAGTTTGATGGCAGATAAACCATCAATGGATATGGGAGCAGTTATTCTTATCAAACTTCCTATTGATGACCCAAAAGTACTAGGTATATGTTGGACAATACGTATTTACGAAGACGGCAGTGCCGAGATGTATATTGGAGCCCCAAGACGCGGAGTGAGTGTATCTGCAACGACTACGAAGAAGGCGTTTACCGTTCTCAGCGAAATGTTGGCGGGGACCCCGTGGGAATCGATAGAAAAAGATAAAATTAGGCTATGCGAGCTAACGGCAGAATACGAATTTAATACAAATCTAGCAGGTCGTAAGCCTGGTAAGGTAGAGCTTGTCAATCGTGTAGATACATTTGCCCCACTATTTTCTATTGACCCGCCGTTTGATGGAGAAAATCCGCAAGCCGCGTTAATATTACGATACAAAGCCGTCAGCAATTATGTACAAACGGCGGATCCAATTATGAACTATCTTACGCTTCTGTATCTTAATCGCGGGTCAAAGACCGATGTGGATGTGCCGGCGGGCGCCTACATCAAGGCACTTGTGAAGGAGTTTGGTATAAGCGCAGAGGACGCTGCCCAGGCGGAGGACGACTGGATCAAACGCCATTCGGAGTATGTTATTATGTATAAGAGTGATGCTGGCGACGAATTACGTATTAAGGATTTAGCAATTCGCGACGCTAAGTGTAGTGCAAAGAAGGCAAAGACAACAGAGGAGGATACGACGGTTGCGGCATATAATGTCGGCGCCGCAATTCGGCTTTACAACGAACATCCGAAATATCGTATTTTGATTACGGGCTGCGAGACAACCCGCGATTTAGAACGGATGCTCACGCTGATGACCTTATTTTTGTCAGAAAACGCAGATGCCCTCAAGTTAGAAACAAGTGCAAAGGCGGAGACGGCAGTAAAGGAGACGGAGACAAATACTGCAAAGGAAACTGCACCAGAGCCGCCAGAGGAGGTTGAACAAGCATTTGATTTTGGATTGATGAATATGTTAGAGGGCGAAGAAGAGGCAGCTGGCACGGATGAAGAAGAGGAAGAGGAGGAAGATGAGGAAGAGGAGGAGGAAGAGGAAATGGATGCCGAACCAATAGCCCAACAAGCCAAAGCCCAGGGTGCAGTAGCGGCTCCAACTGCATTGGCGCCTGATGAAACCGTGGAAGCAATTACCAAAGAATGGTATTTGAATAAACTCAAAAGCCGCGATCACGATTTATTCCAATATACCGACACGAGCGAGGCACGCACAAAGTTATATAGCCGTCAATGTCAACTTACGCAAAATAGACAGCCAAATGTACTGTCGAAAGAGGCGTATCGGCGGGCAAAGGAATTATACGGCGATAAAGTACGCTGGTTAGAGGTCCCGCTATCGCCGGATTTACAAAAAGCGTATAATATTGCGGTAAGTAAGACCGTTGGACAGCGTAAGGGAAAGGCGTTAAATAAGGAGATTGCGAATATGGAAATAATTATGTTACGAAAGGGATTCGCTCTTAAGGCAGATGCTTCAGGCAAGAGAAGTATTACAGAAATGGATTCGTCGTTAAAGGCAGAAAGGGAGATTATTGACCGTCTTGTTGCGGAGCAGGAATCAAAACCGGTATGGCTGGTCACGCAAACTGGCACGGATGCTAAACATATTAATAATTACATATGTACAGAATTTTGGTGTGTTCGTGACGACCTACCGCTCTTAGAATCGGAGTTTAACGGTACGGTAGGCTATGATGGAAAACCGAAAGCACCGAAGTCGTGCCCTTTCTGCCGCGGAACACTGATTAAGGTGAATGCTAAGCCCGCAATAGGAGAGACAGTTTTACAGCGTCCTACATCGGCGAGCTCGGGCAAAGTTGCGAAATATTCGGGATTTTTAGGAGGTTTGTTTCATCCTGATAAATACGCATTGCCGTGCTGTTTTGTCGAGCAGAAGCACGTTGCAGCACCAGAGGGTGCAAAACTTCCAGAAATAGCGCCACCAGCCGTAGTACCTCAAGAAGCACCTCAAGAGGCGGTAGCAGCAGCTCCAGCTGCTCCAGCAGCTCCACAGCCAGTCAAGGATATTGTGAATCGCAGCAAGCCGTTTTCTCCGACCGCCAAAACGTGGCATATTCCGAATCAAAACGTACTAGGTCGTATCAAGTTGGATTGGTTTGAATTAGAGAAGGGGGCTATTGCTGTCCCGCCGGCATCGGTCAATAAGTTTTTAGGACAGAATCCTGATGATTTCCTGACGAAGAATCGCGGCGTAGAGCAGCAGGAGACGAACTCGCACTTGCTACCGTATCGTGATAATACGACGCCGGCACAGGCGTTCGTACGATACGGACTCGGTCACATGCCAAGAGAGCCAGGCAAGAACTTCCTTTCGCTGTTAGCGTGGGCAGAGTATGCCACAAATGAATTTGTAGTCCATAATGACGGCAATGTGATACGGACCGAGGACCAAATGCGGGATTATTTGTACGATAAACTTAATGGCACAGAGGAGCCGTTCACTGCACGTGCGTTTGAACAGGCAAACTATGGAACACTCGTACACGAATTTGCATCACTACAGCGGGAAGGAAAGGCACCAAATGCGGATAAAACGCCAGAAGAATGGTGTAGAATGATGGCACTTCTACCGACAGAAGGCGGCGAAATCCCTGCCGCCGCCAAGCAGTTCTATTACGCCTGGCACAAGTTCAAAGCGTATGTTGCCGACACACGGGCACCAAAAGAGCTCAGACTTTGGGAATCATTGTTAGCAGTACCAGGATTATTTACAGACCACGGTATATTACTTGTCCGTATCCGCGTCCCAAAGAATAAGAACGAAGATTGTGTCCTCATATGCCCGCAGTTCGGCATTTCGGTACACGATAAGGCATATCCGCCCCCATTTATGCTGATTGTAGAGGACGAAGTGACGGGAAATTACGATCCGCTCATCTTATATGACGGTAAGACCGAGAAAGATAAGAAGATGTACGGTATAATTCATTTCCAGGTAGCGGGTAGCATAGATACTTTACCGGCTAAGATACGAGTACCTCTACAGACGTTTGTAGAGGAATATGTTTCGGAAGCGGGATGCGGACGGTCGGTGCCACCTATTCATCCGTGGTTGCCGGTACGTGAAATGGAATTTAGACCACCAAGCATCACCGACCTCAATAGTATTGTAGACCCAAAGCTAATAACGCCAGAAACTTTTCTGCTTCGTGACCGTAGTAATAGACTTGTAGGCATTCTTAAGATACAAGAAGACGGTACAAAACTCTACATACCGTGTGTAGACGATGGTCTTATTTTGCCGCAGTGCGCAAGTATGTACGGCGAGGAATCGCTTCTACCTCCACCAACTCTACAAACCATTTATACAACGTATTTTAAGAATCTAGAAGTATGTGATGTTACGTCGGTGATTGCTGAGGGTCTTCTTCCCAAGGTACTTCGTATCAATGAAACAAAGACGCAGTATGTAGCCTTAGATTTACTCTGCGGCATTACGATTCCTATTTCACCCCTACCATTAGAAGATCCTATTCTCAAGCAGCAGTGTTATAGTAAACTCACTGCCGAATCGCCGCTTTTACTGAAGAAGGGAACGGAGCCGTACTTTGCGGACTTGGCACTGATGGCACCGCAAACTCCCACAAAGTCGTTGGAGGCGGCAACAAAGGAGGAGGAATTAGAGGAGGCGTACCAACATTTACGAATCACTTTGTCGGAGTTTTTGTTAACGGAGCCGAAAGGTAAGGCACTTAAGGTACAGATTGAAAAGCTGCGACAGGCTAGACGTCGTCTTCCTTTGTTCGAATTACAGCGCCGCCTAGATGCTCTCTTATATCCGTATGTCAATCAGTGGGTGAAGCGGGACGATAAGCGACCGGCAGCAAAGCCGTCCGTGCTACGCCGTGAATGTACGCAGATTACAAAGGCGACCGATTGTGTAGAGGGGTGCTCCTGGTCAGAGGGTGAAGCCCCGCTACGTCAGTGCTTGATTCATACGACGGCAACGGAGCGATTTTTGGATCCGGTTCATTTGATGTCGGCACGCCTTACGGACGAGCTCCTACGCACATTTGGTAAAGCAATGGAGATTCTAAATCATACGGTGAGCCGTTTGAAACCACTACAGAGCAACGAGTTCCGTTACGAGAATAGTTCGTTGTTGTTTTCAGCGGTCGGTCGTGGTACTCAACTCCTGTACGATATTTTAGGATATAGCAAGCGTCAACCGACCGATTATACTGCAGGATTGACGTATCCTGAGGAGGTAGGATTGGACGAATCATCTATTGATTTGCCTGAGGATTGGAAGGAGTCTCTGTATCGTATTGTAGTAAGCCCGTACCTCTCAAAAGACCCCCGTGGATTCCTTAATGAGGTGATGCATATTGCGAAATTTATACCGGCGGATAAGACATTTGGTGGTGCACAGGAGGAGTGGATTCAACTTGCAAAGTCTATGAATGTAAATGTGCTCAAAACGCATTATAATTCCGTGACTAATAGAATTCAGGTATCTACATCGGATATGATTTCTGAGTCCGTACGGACTAAGGAATCAAACGATGATATTCCAAACTATATTATCCTAGATGTGAATGGCATTCCGCTACAGAATAAGAAGACAACGGGATTTACTTTGCAGGAAGATGAGTTGCCGGCGAGCATAAAGATGGCGTTGGATTAGT